CTTGCATATCTTGTTGACTAACGTTGGGGTACAATCTCTTGACTAATTCGATCCATTCTTTTATGATGGGTGTGTTGTAATCAGTAGCTACGAATCCTTGCATCTTACGGTTAATTGCTACTTCCACTGGCACGAAATGTGGCGATACGACAGCGTGTAACTTGGACAATTGCCTTTTGACATCACATATGGACTCTGGGGTGGTCCATACATCCAAATAAATGCGACCCAAGAATGGTAAGGGCTCATGTTGTTGAACCATTTCACTCTTTAGTAACATTCCAAACATGGCAAATGTTTTCTCAAGTTCTGCTCCCGTCACTCCACGCGTCACACCATCGTCTCCTCCATACATTCCCAAATTCTTGTAAGCTTCATCTTTAGAACATTTGAATCTAATACATACGTAGTTAATGAATGCATTTATGACACTATTTCGGACTGAGGTTAAACTCGAGCCCGATAAAGTGTTATAATCAGTGGTATAATACACTCCGTTAGTGGTCATTCCGCCTATGTGAGCTTCTTTCTTCAACAGCCGTTGAATTTCATTGTGGTATTCCACTGAAAAAGCCCTCATAAACATCGCAACCATCAAACAATGCATAATGTACCCTGTAGATCCGTCACATTTGCTAATATCAGTTGGTAACAATTCTTCACTTTCCGCTGCTAGTTCCATCAATCTTTGTTCTATCATTTTAGGATGCTTTCCAAAAGCATACCAATCCGCTGGTTTCAACATCTTCTCACATAGCACATGCGTGAATTGGCCCAACCTAAAGTTGTGCCCCATCGGCAATGTGCTAATGTTCCTAGGTGCTGTCACCTTCCCATAGAATTCTGATTTCTGGAAACTCCTAACAGAAGTATTATTGTCTACAAACATCATGTGTTTTACCTGATCAATTAATGATCTCTGTGTTGGTCGGTGGAATTTGTCTTCTTGCTGGGTATGCTCTAAAGGGCACAAAGACCCTACCATAGATTCTGGTATCAAATGCTTCAAAAATTCATCTAAGCAAAGCCAAAAGAATGGTGGATAAGTATCTACCTTATTCGCCACATTCTTTACGCGGTGCTCCAAGCATGCATGGTCATTATTGTAAGACTTCACAGGTGCTGTTGCTCCCAACATTAATGGGGGAAAAGCTACTCGGTGACGTTCCTTACCTTGCTCATGTACCAAGGGGTACAATGACTGATATGACTCAGGCAACATTTTGACTGGATTTGTTATCATTCCTACGGTTGAAACGAAACTTTGGTTTTGCAACAATTCAAAAAGTATCACGGCTGATGTCTGTGCATCAGTTTCGTCATAGGATCGCAATATTCTCTCAATGTCTGACACGTTAGGCTTGTTTGATAGTCTCATTCTACCAAACACAGTCATCAGTGCTTTGTCAGTTACATCAATAGAAGTATGATAATCTCTATAGCCGAAATTATGCACTACTTTCGTAGAGTCATCTTCGC